CCAGAAAGTTGAATCAATATGTTGATGGTGACGCTGAATCAAAATTAATTGAAAAAACTTTAATTAAACGATCAAAGGGTTTAAAATAAAGTTTTCAATAGGGTTTTATTTATGACGACTAAACGAGGAAGACCTAAAACTGTACCGCCACAAGTGCAGCTCGATGCGATATGCGAGTGGATAAGTGAAGGTAAAACATTATCGGCATATTGCCGTCAGCCCAATACGCCGGCTTTCAGAACGGTATACGCGTGGATAAACAAAGATCCAGATTTTGATGCGCGCTTTGCACGTGCGCGTAAAATAGGGCACGACGCCATTGCGCAAGAATGCTTTGAAATTGCAGACGAACGGCCGCCTACCGATCAAACAGGTCGCACCGATGCTGGTTATGTTGCTTGGCAAAAAAATCGCATACACACACGCACACAGCTTTTAGCCAAATGGGATAGACGTCGTTATGGTGATGGTAATGATCAGAATCAAGACCAACCATCAAATGGTTCAATCCAGAAAGTACAAATTGAAGTCATAGGCAAAGATGGAGATTAGCGTCAAAGCCACTAAGCCGCAAGCGGACTTTTTCAATCTTGATTGTAAGTTTCCGGCGTTTATTGGTGGTTTTGGTGTTGGTAAATCAGAGACAATGTGCAACAGTGCGTTACTGGATAGCCTAGAAGGCGGCGCAGACAGTTTAATTGCGATGTATGAGCCAACGTACGACCTGGTGCGTTTAATACTCGCACCGCGCATGCAGGAGAAGTTGAGCGAGTGGGGTGTGCGTTATACCTACAACAAATCTGAGAATATAATCTACACGTCGAATGGTCAGATGGGTGATTTTATTTTGCGTACTTTAGACAACCCTGCCAGGATTGTGGGTTTTGAAGCGTTTAGATCTAAAATTGATGAATTGGATACACTAAAGGCCGAACACGCGCAAGATGCCTGGAATAAAATCATTGCGCGTAATCGTCAGCGCCCAAGCACTTATCAAGCGATGAGCAATAAGCCCATTAATACGGTAAGCATTTTCAGTACGCCAGAAGGCTTTAGGTTTGCATATCAACGTTGGTCTAAAAACAAAACCGACGATTATCAGATGATCCAAGCGCACACAGAATCAAATCCATTTTTACCCGATGATTATATTCAATCGTTAAAAGACACGTACCCGCCTGCCTTACTAAAAGCATATCTTGAAGGTCAATTTGTTAATTTAACCAGCGGTACGGTATATTCAAGTTATGATAGAAAAATACATAGAAGCAATGAAAAATATATACCAGGTGAGACCGTACGCATAGGCTGCGATTTTAACGTAACTAAACAAGCCGCAACGGTATATGTAGTTAGAAATGGCGATGAGTGGCATTGTGTAGATGAATTAGTTGATATGTACGACACGCCTGATATGGTTAATAAGATTAGACAAAAGTTCTCTAAGAGCATTGTGTACATCTATCCGGATGCATCGGGTAAAGCCAGGAAAACAGTTGATGCAAGTAAGTCGGACATAGCATTGTTAGAACAGGCCGGCTTTAAGGTCAGAGTAAACAATTCAAATCCAGCTGTTAGGGATAGGATAATTGCATTTAATTCGGCATTAGAGTCCAAGCGTGTTAAAATAAATGATAATATGTGTCCTGTTGTTGCAGATTGCTTAGAGCAGCAAGCATATAATGAAAAAGGCGAGCCTGACAAAACTAGTGGCAATGATCACCAAAACGATGCGACCACGTACCCTATCGCGTACGAAATGCCTATCAGCAAACCTGTCAGTAACATTAACTTTAAATTTGCGGTGTAATTATGCCTATAGATACTAAAAATCCACAATACCAGTTATATAGTCCTGTATGGCAACGTACACGCGATGCTGTTGCTGGCTCGGTCAAAGTCAAAGAAAAGCGCAATGAATATCTACCTGTTCCAGATGCAGAGGCCGGTGAGGGCTTAGGTACTGAGTCATTAAGATACAGACAATACCTAAAGCGAGCTGTATATACTAACTTTACTGGGCGCACTAAAAACGCATTAGTAGGGGCGGCATTTAGGAAGAATCCAACAGCTGAATTACCCGAATCATTAAGTTATTTACTGGATGATGCTACTGGTGATGGATTGCCATTATCACAGTTAGCCAAAGACACGCTCAGTGACTTACTAGAAACTGGTAGAGCTGGTTTCCTGGTTGATTACCCTCAGGCCGATGATGGTTTAAGCGTAGAAGAAATTAGCCGACTAGACCTTAGGGCGTCAATTATTCCTTATTCAGCCGAAAGTATTATTAACTGGAAAACATCAGTAGTGAGTGGCCGTAAGCTGGTTACTATGATAGTGCTTTCTGAGTCATACTTAGAATCAAATGATGAATTTTCGCATGAGAGTAAGACACAATATCGAGTGCTAAGATTACGTAATGACGGTTACACTCAGCAAATTTACCGAGATGAGGCAGCATATACAGATGAATTTTATCCTAAGCAGTATGATGGAAGTAGCTGGGATTTCATACCATTCCAGTTTATTGGTAGTAAAAATAACGATTCTACTGTTGATGATGCTCCTTTGTCTGATATTGCTAACGTCAATATGGCTCATTATCGCAATAGTGCAGACTACGAAGAAAGTTGTTTTATCACTGGTCAACCTACCTTATTCATTACTACAAGCTTTAGTGCAGACCAATTCCAGGAAATAAACCCCAGGGGTATTAAGCTAGGCGCAAGGGCCGGTCATGTATTAGGTGAGTCTGGTTCTGCTACTTTGCTGCAGCCTAACGCAAACCAATTAGTACTAGAGGCAATGAAAGCTAAAGAATCTCAGATGGTGGCTATTGGTGCGCGTATCATCACAGATAGAACTGGGAATGAAACGGCAGAGGGCGCAAGAATCAGATTTGCATCAGAAAACTCAGTGCTCGGTGATGTTGTGCACAACCTATCAATGGCTATAAATAAGTGTGTTGAGTGGTGCGGTTTGTTTATGGGCGCAGCACCAGATGATGTTAACTTTGATATCAACCGAGAGTTCTACGATAAGCAGGTTGACCCCCAGATGATTATGGCAATGGTTACTTTATTAGATAGAGATTTGATTGCACATGGCGATGTATTTCAAAATTTAAAATCAGCTGGTCTTATCGACCCAGAGCGAACTTTAGAAGATGTACAAAGCGAATCAGGTGAAGTTAATCCATTAGGAGGAAGCAATGGCTAAAAAAATTGATAAATCTAAAATGAAGTGTAACACACCTAAACGTACACCAAGCCATCCAACTAAATCACATGTTGTAAAGGCTTGTGAAAATGGTAAAGAAAAAATAATTAGATTCGGTCAGCAAGGTGTAAAAGGTTCACCACCTAAGCAGGGTGAAAGTAAAGCTGCTAAAGCCAGACGTGCCTCATTTAAAGCGAGACATAAAGAGAATATTAAAAAAGGCAAAATGAGCGCAGCTTACTGGGCTAATAAGGAAAAATGGTAATGACATGCACTTGTAAAAGAAAAAGCCTAGTAAATGAATGCTAATGACAAGATTGTTGATGGTATAACACGGCATCATATTTTCGTACAAAGGTATGCAAAAGGTCGAGAGAATGAAGCAAGCCAATACATTGGCAGGCTGATAGATACCGTTATCAATCGTATAGAGAAAGGTAACATCACGCAAATATCTAGAGCCAGGTTAGGTGCTTTTTTGTTAGATCTAACGCAGACTGTCAGATTGTTTAATGATGAGCATTCTAGTGTATTATTAAATCAAGTAGTAGACTTTGCTATAAAAGACGCTGAGACACTCGGCGCTATTGTGCAAAACGCAGTTGAGGCACAAATAGCACTACCAACAGCGACGCAGCTAGAAAGTGCCGTATTTACTAACGTGATGGATTTAGAGCCAGCAAAAGGTTATACAATAAGCTCTATTCTGTCAGAGTTCGGTGATAAGAAAGCCAGGCAGATAGAGCAATATATTCGTGATGGGTTTGCGTTAGGCGAAACAACCGACCAAATAGCGTCTAGAATACGCGACACGGCGTTTATGATGAAAAGCCAAGCAAAAGCATTAGCTAGGACTATTGTTAATCATACAGCTACCCAGGCGCGCAATACGACCATGAAAGAAAACACTGATATACTAGATGGATACAAATGGATTGCCACCTTAGATAGTAGAACGAGTTTAGTCTGCGCCAGTCGTGACGGTATTCTTTACGATATGGACGATAATAATCCTAAACCGCCGGCACATTTTAATTGTCGCAGCACTATTACATATGTTGTTAAACCTGAGTTTAATTTAGGCGGTAATGTAGATATTAAACGACCATCAAAAGGCGCCAGCGGCACAAAGCGAGTGAGCCAAGACACAAACTACGCCAGGTGGTTAAAAAGGCAGCCTGCGAGTTTCCAGGATGAGATATTAGGTGATAAAAAAGGTAAGCTATTTCGTAGGGGTAAGGTTAAGCTGCAAAACTTTGTTGATGAACAAGGCCGGCCGCTATCATTAGACCAGCTCGAGGCGCTTGAGCGTAGGATTAATGTGGTACCTAATATTGTTAATAGGATTAGTCCATTAGGCTTACCTAAACCTTAATTACATAGTTTTTATAAATATGCTATTATACATATAATTACAAAACACGCGTTAGGCGCAATCCATTAAAAACGAGGTTAGCAATGGAATTTTTAAATGACATCGAACTAGAGGCCGATGTAAAACAGCAACTAGAAACAAAAATAAAAGAAACCCTGCAAACAACAGTCGAGGCTGAAGTAAAAGGGCTAAAAGCTAAAAACGACGAGCTACTAGGTAAATTTAAGACTTATGAACAGCAAAAGCAAGAGGCAGAGCAACAAGCCAAATTGATAGCTGAGCAGAAAGCAAAGACTGAGAATGATTATAAGCAGTTATTCGAGAGTCAAAAGAACGAAACAGAACAGTATAAAAAGCAGCTTGAGGATATGAATAAGAATATCGTTAAGCAGAAGATTAACGGAGAGGCGGCTAAGATTGCCTCACGTATGACAAAAGACACTAGCAAAGCGAGCTTATTGCAAGAGCAAATTGAACGCAGATTAACGCTAGTTGATAACGAAATTCGAGTAGCTGATGAGTCAGGCCAACTGACTGTTAGCACACTTGATGAGTTGGAAGGTTCGATTAGGTCGAATTATCCATTTTTAGTAGATGGCGTACAGTCACAAGGTGGCGGCGCAGTTCGTAGTGAAAGCAAGGCGGAAACTACAAGCAAATTAAGTCGTGCCGATTTTGACGCAATGAAGCAAGGTGAAAGAGCCGAGTTTATTAAGTCTGGTGGCAAAATTTTTGATGATATTTAAGGAATTTTAATATGGCGAACGTATTAACAAACTTAGCCGCTGACATTTATAAAGCGGCAGATGTAGTAGGTCGAGAGCTAGTAGGATTTATCCCAGCGTCGACTATCAATGCAAATGGTTCAGAGCGTGTTGCAAAAGGCGATACAGTTCGAGCATCTTTCACACGTGCAGCAACTGCTGTTGATGTGTCAGAATCAATGACAATCCCAGAGGGAACAGATCAAACTGTAGATAGCAAAACGCTATCTATCAGCAAGGCGCGAGCTGTTCAGATCCCTTATACTGGTGAAGATATTTTACACCTTAACAATGGTATTGGTTTTGAGACTGTATACGGTGATCAAATCGTACAAGCTATGCGTACAATCACCAATGAGATTGAACTTGACTTAGCTACAGAAGCAGCTACAGAAGCTACTGCAGGTAGCATCGGTACAGCTGGTACTACGCCGTTTGCATCTGGTTTTGGTGAAGTTGCTGACTTACGCAAATTGTTAGTTGATAACGGTATGCCTACTAATGATGGTTTAGCGTCATTAATCGTTGACACTGCGGCTGGTGCAAACTTACGCCAGTTAGCTCAGTTACAACGTGCTAATGAGGCTGGTGGTACTGACTTATTACGTCAAGGTATCTTACTAGATTTACAAGGTGTTGCAATTCGCGAATCAGCGAATGTTGATGTTGACGGTACAAACAATCCAATTAACATCATTATGCACCGTAACGCTATGGAATTAGCAGTACGTGCGCCAGCCGTTCCTAACGGTGGTGACTCTGCTGATGACGCTATGTTGGTTCAAGACCCTCATTCAGGTATGGTATTCGAAGTACGTATGTACAAAGGTTACCGTAAATCAATGATTGAAGTTGCAGCCGCTTGGGGTGTTAAAGCGTGGAAACCTGAATTTATTGGTACACTTTTAGGTTAATACATGATGGGCGGCTGATGTCGCCCGTTACTCTTTAGGGTGAGGTAAATAATGGCGTTAATTATAGAAGATGGCTCAATAGTCACTAACGCAAATAGCTACATTACAGTACAGGAGTTCCTGGATTGGATGATTGCTAGAGGCTATCCGTGCGAACACGCAGAGTCGCATGTTGAGGAACATATCTTAAAAGCTATGGACTACATCGAAAGTCTTAATTTTATGGGTATTAAATATACCAAAGAACAGCCATTACAATTCCCTAGAGACAGATTATTTATTGATGGCTACAGTGTTGAGGCTAATGAGATACCAAAGGAGCTTAAAGAGGCGCTATATAACGCCACTAAAGCTGACCATGACGGTGACTTAGCTACACAGCCAGTAGAGCGTCAAACAGTTAAAGAAAAGATAGGCGATATTGAGGTAGAATATAAGTCTACCTCAAGCATGCGGCGTCAAACGCCAGGGCTATCTAACGCACTTAGAAAGTTGGTCATTCCTACTACTATGGTAAGTAGAGCATGAACTACGCAACTATCGCACAATCAGCCACAACTTTGATTACTAAGTTTGGTAGGCAGCTTACTTTTACCCGGGTAACGAATGGCGATTACAACCCAGTAACAGGCAATACTGCCAATACTGAAATACAATATAATAAGTTTGCATGTGTATTTGATTACACCGAGCAGGACAGATTAAATACAAACGTATTACAAGGTGATAAGCGGTTGCTAGCAGAGGCATATGTATATGAGGTGGGTGATAAGGTAAGTATTGACGGTAAGTCTTATGAGGTTATTGCTATCGAATTATCTATGCCTGCCGATGAGATATTATCAGCCACCTTACAGGTTAGAGCATGAGTAATTTTAAGTTAGCCATTGATAACTTTGCCGAGATACCTGAAAAAGTAATCAGAGGCGGTACTTTAAATTTATTCAATAATATAGTTATAGGGACGCCTGTAGACACAGGTAGAGCCAGAGGTAATTGGTTTACTAGTATTTCATCGCCATCAAACGCAGTAAGGTCGGCCACTAATGAGCAAGCCAGTATATCAGATGCGAATATAACAGTTTCTACCTGGGATGTTAGCGATTCAATACATATAACTAATAACTTACCGTATATAATGAGACTTGAATACGGATACAGTAAACAAGCCCCTAGTGGTTGGGTAAGAAAGTCGGTAGCAAGATTTCAAGATGTATTTGATAAAGAGGCTAGAAAATACAAATGACAATATTTAATGATATGCAAACAGCCCTAGACTCACATTTAAACACATTAAATGTAGCACCCGTTGCATGGTCTAATATTAAGTATGAACCAACTACAACTTATTTAAGACCTTCATTTTTGCCAACAGATACTATACAAGCCGGCATGGGCAGCACCGGTCTTGACGTTACCAATATTGTATATCAAATTGATGTAGTTACTCCAAAAGGTAGCGGCAGAACAACCATGACTGACGATGTAGCTAATCACTTTAAAAGAGGCACCATTATAGCTTATAATGGTGTTAAGTTGAGGGTTGTTAGTGTTAGCATTGCTTCAGCCCTTTTAGATGGTGCGTGGTATTTCGTGCCAGTTACAGTTAATTTACAAACTTACACAGAAGCGAGATAATTATGGCTATTGCAAACGGCGCACAGCATTCATTACAATACGTAGCTGAAACTAGTTACGGAACAACTCCAGCGACTCCATCATGGAGCGTATTACCGCATACAGGCACAAGTTTAGCACTTTCTAAAGATGCTATTGAGTCAGAGAAGTTACGAGGCGATCGCCAGGTTGAAGATTTTCGACATGGTAACAAATCTGTATCTGGTGATGTTAGCTCTGAATTAGAATTTGGCGCATTTGATGATTTATTAGAGGCAGTCATGTGTGGCGCTTGGGCCTTAGATGTTGTTAAAGCAGGCACTACACGCCGCTCATTTACATTTGAGCGTAAATTTGGTGACTTAGCTACCCCAGAATATCACAGATACTCAGGTTGCGAAATTAACACTATGTCATTATCAGTATCACCTAACTCTATGGTTACTGCTACATTTGGTGTTATCGGTAAAGATTTAACTATTGCTACATCAGCAACAGGCACTAACGGTACTGACTCAGGCAATACGCCATTTGACTCATTCACAGGTTCAATCAGTGAAGGCGGTGCTACTATTGCAACAGTAACGGCATTAGAGTTAAGCCTAGAGAATGGTATTGAGCCATTATTTAGCATCGGTTCACAAACTACTAGCCGTCCATCTATCGGTAAATCACGATTAACGGGTACGCTAACCACTTACTTTGAAAGCAAAGCATTATATGAGAAGTTCTTAAATGAAACATCATCAAGCATCAGCCTTACATTGACTGATTTAGATGGTAATTCATACACCATTGAGCTTGGCAATGTTAAGTATAACAGTGGTCAACCAGATGTGTCTGGCGAGGGTGCTGTAACTATCGCTATGGAGTTTGTTGGTTTATATGATTCTGTAGATGACTCTAACTTAGTAATTACACGAGCGAGTGCATAATATGGAGCTAACTAGCTTAACTACTGTAGATAAGCATGAGGCTGGGGCGGAGTACAATGTACTCTGTCCCGTTTCAAACAAGCCTACTGATGTGTTTATCAAGATAAAGGGTGCTGACTCTAAAGAGTGGCGTAAGGCTAAAAAGAATCAGACAGCCGACATTCTCAATGCTAAATCACAAGGCAAGGAGAAAGAGTTGGACTTTGATTCTATGGATGTAGATGCTTTAGTTTCTATTACCATAGGCTGGAAAGGTATCACTCAGGATGGCGAAGAATACAAATACAATAAAACAAACGCCAGAAAGCTATACGAAAACTCGCCTAATATCGTTAATCAGCTAATAGGTTTTATTGCTAAGCAAGAAAATTTTACCAAGGGTTAATTGATGAGTTTATAACCTTTGGGCGGTGGGCCATTGATATGAACCAACGCCCAGAAGGCTCTAAAATTAGCCGATATGAAACACTTAAGCAAGTAGAAAAATCTACAGGTAAAACACCACCTGAGCTAATTAATGCACCCTCACTAAGAGCTGAGCTTACTGATTTATGGGATGCTTACAGTTCAATAGTAGAATATACTTACACCGAATTAAAACATTATGGCGATTTAACCGGTAATCAGTTGAATGCCTGGGAAATACGTGCCATAATCAAACTATCTAAATACAGGTGATACTATGGCAGAAGTCGCACAGCTTACAGTTGAAGTAAAGCAAAAAGGTGTACAAAAAGCTACATCGGATATAAAAGGCCTCGGTGATACAGCAGCCCGTACCGAAAAACGAGTACAAGGGATGCAAACTCAAGCATCTAAATCGTCAGGTAGTGTAGGTAACTTTGGTCGTACAGCCGGTATGGCTGGTATACAAATTGAGCAAATGGCTGGCCAAATGGCATTAGGCGTTAATCCTATGCGCGCGCTAGGTGTTCAAGCTGCCGATTTAGGTTTTATCTTAGGTGTGCCTTTATTAGGTGCTGTAATTGGTATAGGTGCTGCTATCGGTTCAGTATTAATGCCACAGACTAGTAGAGCCAAAACATCTATTGAAGAATTGCAAGAAGTCACAGATCTACTAGATAAAACATTTAAGCGCACATCATCAAGCACGCAAACCTTATCAGACGATATACTAGAAATAGCACAGCGCTCAGAAGCCATGGCACTACTCAAACTAGCACAAAGCGCTAGACAGGTAGAAGTGGCAATTGAGGCTGCATCTGATGCAGTAGGCAGTGAGCTAGCCGATACCCTAGGCTCAGCTGCTACCGTATCAAAAAACTTCAACTCTAATATGGATAGACTGGGAATATCTGCTCAGGAGTTAGCTAATAATGTTATTGATACGACATCTGCTGTGGATAACTTTGGTGCAGGCGGTGCTAATGCTATCAATGACCTAAGAGACACTATTAGCAGTTTAACCAGAATATTCGGCCTTACTAGAGAACAGGCTATTGAGTTTGCTGTAGCTGTATCTGACTTTAAAACAGATGACTCAGTTAATAACATTGATGCACTAGCACAAGTATCATCAACATTAGGCGCTCAGCTAAAGGGTGACTCTGCTGATGCCTTTCAAACATTTGCATCTAACTTAATAGACATATCATCTAAAGCTATCAGTGCAGAGGACAAGCTAAAACTTATCAATAAAGCACAGGCTGACTTAACTGGATTTATCAAAGATAACAGCCGAGTAATGGGTGACAATATAACGGCGATAGATACGCTTGTTCAAGCCCTGGATGATGAAGAAAAAGCATTAACGCGAGCTAAAAATGAAACTATTAGCCTAGCAGCGGCAAAAGTTTATTTGCAGGCTGTAGATGCGGGTATGACAGCTGATCAAGCGTTAGCATTGCAGAATAGATACCTAAATATACAGGCAATGAGAGACGAGCTAAGACAGACTAACCAGAACACAAATGCTAATAAAACCTCTTTGCAGACATTGTTAGCGCTCGGTGACAAAAGGCTATCTCAAGACCAGCAAATAAGAAACTCATACGCTAGACGTATAGCAGAGCTACAATCACAAAGAGATACTGACCTGGCTAATGAGCAGGCCTACAATGATGCTATTTTAGGCCTAGAGATGGAGCGAGATGGTAAGTTACAGGATTTATCAGATAGACGTATAAGACGAGCACAGGCAGAGGCTCAGGCTAATATGGATAGCCTGGATTTATACATGCAACAAGTACAATTCAATATGGAAAATGTGGATGTAGCCCTAAGAGATATTACAGCAGGCGCATTACAAACATTTCAATATTCTGTAGGTGATGCGTTTGAGCAGTTTGCTACTGGCCAGATAAACGCTGAGGAGGCGCTACAAAATGTAAGTAGAGCTATCCTGGGCGGTGTTATTAATGCACTAGGCCAAATGGTTGCTCAATACATTGTCTCGCAGTTAGCTATTGATAGTTTCGCTAGAACAGCCGCCGTTGCTGCCGCTACGGGTACGGCATTTCAATCGCAAGCAATGGTTATGCAAGCCGGTTTGAACGCATACGCATCAACGGCGGCGATACCAGTTGTTGGTCCGGCATTAGCACCCGCAGCAATGGCCACAGCGATTGCGACAACTCAACCTCTAGCAACCGCCGCCGGCACACTAGCAATGACAGGGGCGGTTATTGGTGGCCGTGCATTAGGTGGCCAGGTGCGACCTGGTGAAACGTATGTTGTCGGTGAACGCGGTCCGGAAGTGTTAACAATGGGTAATTCAATGGCCCAAATCACAACCAATGAAGCATTGCGCGGCGGTAAACAAACGCCCGTATCAAATAACGTTGCAAACGTATCGTTTAATATTAATGCAAATGATACTAAAGGATTTGATAAATTATTAAACGCGCGTCGCGGTCAAATTGTTGGTATGATTAACCAGGCATTGAACGAATCAGGTAAAGTGAGGTTGGTATAAAATGGCATATCCTACAACGCCAGAATTTAGCGCGGTAAATGTTACAAGCGCAAACGCAAACATTACAAGCGAAACGCGCAGCGGTCGTATGCAAGTGCGTAGTATTGGCGCACAAAAGTGGTCATTTACTGCCAAATATAACGACTTGACGCGCGACGAATTTGCGCCGGTGTTTGCATTTATTATGACGTTGGGCGGTCAGCTAACATCGTTTGATATTGTTCCACCGGTCATTAGTAGCACATCAGGCAACGCCACAGGTACAGTATTGGCAAACGGTGCGCATACTATAGGTGATACGACAATCACCGTTGACGGCCTTACAGGTACGTTAAAAGCCGGTGATTTTATAAAGTTTGCCAATCATAGCAAAGTCTATATGGTGACGGCAGACCGCACCGGTGGTGGTACGTTATCAATTCAACCGGGTTTATTATCATCGGTCGCAGATGACGAAGAAATAACATATAATAATGTTACTTTTAAAATGCGATTAGATAACGACGTACAAGAATTTGGTTTGTCGGGATTTGACCGCTATTCATACGATGTTGATATGGTCGAGGTTATCTAATGCCAAGAAATATTGATTCAAGTGTAATTACCGAACTAGCAAAAGATGGGTTTAATTTTTGCCATTTAGTGTTTATTGATTTTGATACTGCGCTTTATTTGACCGATAATTTTCGCGATATTTCATACGGTGGTAATGCTTATACTGCCAGTTCACATTTAGTTGAAGTGGGTTCACCTACCGAAACAAGCGAATTACAAGTTGGTTCGCTAAGTGTCACATTATCCGGCGTTGAACAATCATACATTAGTGCGTTTTTACAATCTAACTGGATAAACAAGCAAGTTACAATACAACGCGCATTGTTAGACGATAACAATGCAATTATCGGTACACCGATACCCGTATTTGACGGCCAAATTACACAATTTTCAATTGATGAAGATGAAGACGGTAGCGAAATCGACATTGCTATTGCATCGCATTGGGCAAACTTTCAATTAAAAGGCGGTCGTTTTACAAACAACAATTCACAGCAATATCATTTCCCTGGTGATTTGGGTTTTGAGTATTCGCCAAATATTAATAAAGATTTACGTTGGGGTCGCGAATAATGGGTTTTTTAGACAAGATAGGGCTTGGCTTTGTTGAAGATGCGCTGAAATGGGTGTTGGGTATTGAAGATCCAGAAGCACCAAGCACAACAGTCAACAAACAATCTAATATCGAACCATTACCGGTTATTTACGGCCAACGCAAAGTCAGCGGTACGCGTGTTTTTGTATCGACCGGCGGCGGTCAAAATAACGAATATTTATACATTGCGCTTGCATTGTGTGAGGGTGAAATTGACAGCATTGGCGACGTATACATTAACGACGTTTTAAGCACCGACGCAAAGTTTAGCGGCAAATTAACTATTCAAAAATACATTGGTTCAGACGACCAAACAGCAACAACGCTATTTGCCGACGCCGATACAAGTTGGACAAGCGCGCACCGTTTACGCGGCGTTGCATACCTTGCTATGCGTTTCAAATATGATAGCGATACATTTAGCGGTATACCCGAAGTGAAAGCCGTTGTGAATGGTCGCAAGGTTTATGATCCGCGTCAAGACAGCACAAGCACGCATTACGATGCAAGTGTTGGCGTATCAACGCAACGACAAGGCGATCAAAGCACTTGGAAATATTCAAGCAACAACGCCATTTGTTTGCGCGATTACCTTACTAATGCGCGGTTCGGTAAAGGTTTACCAACAAGCGCAATCAACGACGCGTCGTTTGTCAGTGCTGCCGACGATTGCGATGATATTGTTACATCTTACACAAGCGGGCCAGATATTAGTTTGTTTTCGTGCAACGGCGTATTCCCTACCGATAGCACTGTATTCGACAACGTAAAAACCTTTTTGGGTAACATGCGCGGCATCATGGCGTATGAATATGGCCAGTATAAGCTAAAAATCGACAAGCCAGAATCAAGCACGTTTGATTTAACGCCGGACAATATTTTGTCGGACATTAAAATCACGTCTAACAGTAAGAACAAAAAATACAACAAGGTGACGGCAAAATTCACCAATCCCGATGCAAACTGGCAAGAAGATACGGCGATTTGGCCACCGGCGGGTAGTACCGAAGAAACCACATTTTTAGCCGCCGATAATAATCAAGAATTAGCGACCGAAATCACATTATCAAACACGACAAACTTTTACGCGGCGCGTGATTTAGCGCGTATTGTATGTTTGGCGTCGCGTGATGCGGGCCTACAAATTGAACTAACCGCAACAAGTGAAGCGTTTAATATTGCGGTGGGTGACGTCGTACGGCTTGAACAGCCGTCACTAGGTTGGACAGGTGCAGCGCGTAAATTGGCCCGCGTATCGTCAATGCAATTGCAAGACAGCGGTGAAGTTGATTTGCAATTGCAAGAGTACAGCGCGAGCGTATATACATGGGATGAGGGCAGCCAAGCACCGGATTCACCGGCGACAAGTTTACCCGATCCATTTACCATCGCACCACCAACCAATTTAAGCGCAACAGCAAGCACACAGCAAGGTGACGACGGTACGACGCTAAGTTATGTCGATGTTAGTTGGACAGCCGCCGACGATGCGTTTGTGGCGCAATACGAGCTAACATATACGCCGGCCGGTGGTAATGCGCAAACGGTTATAATTAATAATACCGATTATCAATTGTTGATTATTGATACGAGCGTTGATTATACGTTTAGCGTTAAAAGTATTAATTCATTGGGTGTTAAATCTACAGCGGCAACCGTTAGCGGTATTAGTCCGGTAATCGATACAGTTGCGCCAGGTGTACCAACATCGTTAAGCGTGACCGGCACGTTCAAGCAAATCGAACTTAAATGGGCCAATCCAAGCGACAGCGATTTTAAATACGTCGAAATTAAACGCGCCGGTACTACGGTCGAGGGTGACGCGGTTGTAATTGCTACAACGGCGGGCGATTCGTACATTGATGGAAATTATAGCGGTGTTGTGACGCGTTATTATTGGTTGCGTGCGGTGGATTACTCAGGCAATGCAAGCGCATGGGTATCAGGTGGCGCGGGTACAACGCAACATTTGGTAACAGATGATTTTGACGACGGTATCATTAGCATTGACCATATTAATCAAACGTTTTTAAATACGATTGACGGTAAAGCAAGTCAAACAAGCGTTGATGATATAAATGCAAACTTAACCACCGTCGAAAGCGATATTGTCGGCATAGTTAACGAGCAGCAAGATTTTGGCAATACAATCGACACCATTGCGACGCGTATGCTTACATTGGCAGTAGACCAAAGCGAGTATTTGGGGTTGATGCGTGATGCGGGTATAACGGTCGATCCAAATAACGGCACAGTATCAATACAAGCCGTTGAAAGTTTACGCACCGAAACACAAACAAGCATTAACAACGTGCAAATTGACCTTGATGCAGCCGAAGCCGAAATAACGTTAAAGGCAAGCACAACATACGTCAATAATGCAATCGCTAGTGCGGTATTAGATAGTGCAGATTTGGCATCGTTAAACGCACTTGAAGCACAAGTGAACCAAGCCGAAATCGACATTGATGCAAATACAGCAAGTATTGCATTAAAAGCCGATGCAACAACCGTCACCGGTTTGGACGTTAGAATAAGCCAAGCCGAGGTCGATATAAATGCAGCCGAGGCAAGTATTTTATTAAAAGCGGATCAAACCGATTTCACCAATCTTGAAAATCGCGTGACAACCGCCGAAATTGATATTAGTGCGCTTGATGCGGCAAGTATTACACAAACCGTTGCTGATTCACGTTCAAACGCACAAGCAATTGATAAAAGTGCAATTACATCATTACGTGACGTATTAAACCAATACCGCGACCGCGAAAATACCATTCAAGATTTGGCGTTTACGCGTACACAGATTTTTGCCGATGTTAACGACCAACGCGAATCATTAGCGCGACAACGCACAGAATTAGCCGCGTTAATTGACACAAACACCGCAAATATTATTAGTGAGCAAACCGCACGAGCAACAGCCGACAGCGCGTTAGCGTCTGATATAACAGCATTGACGGCGACAGTTGACACCAATACAGCAAGCATACAAACAGAATCAACCTCACGCGCCGATGCGGATACAGCACTTGCAAGCGACATTACATCGCTAAGTGCTACCGTTGACCAAAATGCGGCGAACATTGCAACCGAATCAACCGCACGCGCCGACGCGGACACCGCATTGGCGTCAGATATAACCGCGTTGACGACAACCGTTGGTAACAATACAACGGCCATATCAACCGAACAAACTGCGCGTACCGATGCAGATACCGCGTTGGCGTCGGATATAACGGCGTTAACAACAACCGTTGGTGATAACACGACGGCGATAACAAATGAAGTCACCGCACGCACTACAGCAGACACAGCATTAGCGTCAGACATAACTGCGTTAACGACTACGGTGGGCGGTCACACGACAAGTATTGCCACAAACACGACAAGTATAAACGGCGTAAAAGCGCAATACAGCGTGACGATTAATAACAACGACCATGTTACAGGTTTTGGCCTTGTATCGGATATTATCGACGGAAATCCAACGTCGTCGTTTACGGTTAACGCTGATTCATTTGGTATTGGCGCAACAGATGCAACCGATGAATATCCATTTGTTGTATACACCACAGCGCAAAACATTACCAAAAACGGCACAAGTTACACCATACCGGCGGGAACGTATATTGCCGATGCGTTTATACAAAACGCGGCAATTGGTAATGCAGAGATACAAACCGCCGCGATTACTACAGCAAAAATTGATAATCTTGCAGTAGAATCAGCCAAAATAGATAACCTGGCAGTGACAGAGGGTAAGATTGCAAACCTTGCAGTTGATACGCTTAAAATAAAAGACAATGCGGTAACAATCCCGTCGAACGCATTTACCACAGCCGAACAAAAGACCGGTACTGGTGAAGTAACATTACAAGAAGTTACCTACACAAGCACAGGTGCGCCGGCAACCGTTACGTTTTCAGCAATGGTTAAAGCATATAATATCGGTTTTGGTGGTAATGCCATTGGTACGTTGAAAATTTATCGTGGTACAACGTTATTGCACACATACGACGGCGTGATTAATATGCCATATAATCAAACAACGACAATCGGTTTTACAATACAAGATACGCCGAGCGCGGGAAGTGTGGATTATATCGTAAAAGGTACGTCAACAAGTAATAATGGGCATGGTTATACGTTGCGATCATTAAGCGTGTTAGAGGTTAAAAAGTAATGAAGCACTTTATTATATACAATGACGACGGCGACATATTGCGCACCGGTACGTGCCAGGATAATGATTTTTACTTGCAAGCGCGTGACGGTGAAAATATCATTGAGGGTATTGCCGACGATAGTAAACAAATAATTCAAAACGGCGGGGTAATTGAAAAACCGCCAGTGGTAAAATCTACCGAAGAAATATTAAACGAGGTACGCGCGCAACGTGATGCGCTTTTATTGGCAACCGATTGGACACAATTGGCGGATATTCCACCGGCAACAAAAAGCGCATACAAAACGTATCGAAAGGCATTGCGTGATTTACCCGCAAAATATGATAGTATTACAGATATTAATGACGTGGTTTATCCACAATTAGGAGATTAAAATGGCGTGGTATGACACAGGTACGGTTGCAGTAACAAACGGCTCAACCACCGTTACCGGTACAGGCACAAACTTTATTACAGGCGCACAAATTGGTGAAGCCTTTTATGGCCCAGACGATAAGCTATATGAGATTGCATCAATCACAAGTGCAACCGTATTGGTGTTAGCTGATAATTATCTAGGCTCAACGCAATCAGGACAAGGCTATAAGATTGTACCGACTCAATCCCTAGTTGCTGATTTAGCCAGTGATGTTACCGACCTTATCGCAGATTATGCCGATGTTAAAGATAAAGCAGGCGCAGGTAAGTTCAACGATGGCTCAGTAACCGCACCTGCTATCACATTTGAACAAGACCAGAATAACGGCTTATATCGTATCGGCTCAGATAATTACGGTTTATCAGCAGGTGGCACAAAGCAGATTGATATTAGCACCACAGATGTCGAGCTGAATTACTCAGGCAGTAAGAAACTAGCCACAACTGCCACAGGCGTTGACGTTACAGGTACAGTGACTGCGGATGGTTTGACGGTTGATGATGGCGGTATAGGTACAGCAACAGACTCAATTAAAATTAAGTCAGGTTGGAGTAGCCCGTCTGGTTTAAAGTCTATCGCATTTGAAGACCAATCTAGTAATACAATAGGTCAGTTTGGTGTGTCTTATTCAGGTGGGGTGGGCTCTTTCGAGATTGATTCACTTTACAATTCAGGCAATAACTCAAATAAAGTATTCAAGGTAAGTGCAGGTGGAGACGTATCATTCTACGAAGACACTGGCACGACTGCGAAGATGGTGTGGGATGCTAGTGCTGAATGTCTAAGATTAGGTGCAACTTCAAGTTTAGGTAAATTAAGTATAAAGCAAGATAGTGATACGACAACTGGCGGCTTGCTTATTGGCTCCACCGATGGTGCGGCAGGTGCTATTAGCCGATTAACTTCAGGCGCTATGGTTTTTAGAAATAACGTTATAGATACCATGTATTTAAAATCAGGCAACGTTGGGATTGGTACGGCTAGTCCTAGTTACACTCTTGATATTCTTGCTACAACAGCACAGGCACGTATTGAGTCAACTTCAGGTAATGCTCTTTTACGCATTCAGTCTACAGATACTGGCGAATCAAAAATTTATTTTGGTGATACCACTGGCAATGCCGTAGGACGTATTGAATATGAACACCTTAATGACTCGATGCGCTTTCACACTGACAACACAGAACGAGCCAGAATAGACAGCTCGGGTAATCTATTGGTTGGCACTACGTTATCGCCTATTGATTTAGTCACTTCAACCAGTATCACAGGTTTTGGTTATGACGCAAATGATTATTTAGCTATTGCAAGAGACGGAAACCCTCTAATCTTAAATAGAGTTGGAAGTGACGGTAGTATTACTAGTTTTAGCAAAGACGGCGTAATAGTTGGGTCGATTTCTGTAACAGGCTCAGCCACAAGCTACAACACAAGCTCAGACGAACGCTTAAAAGAAAACATTAAAGACACTACACATACTACAGATATTGATGACATTAAAGTACGAGAGTTTGATTGGAAATTAGATGGTAGTCATCAACGCTATGGTTTCATAGCTCAAGAGTTAGAAGTGGTTTATCCAGAAGCGGTCACACGCCATGATAGCGATGATGAAATGATGTCAGTGGACTACAGTAAACTTGTACCACTACTGGTTAAAGAGATACAGCAACTTAAAACACGAATTGAAGCGTTAGAGGCTAAACTGTAATGGATGTTAACTATTTAAAAGAATGCTTTGAATACCATGATGGGAATTTATATTGGCTAGAACGCCCTATTCATCACTTTCCGACACAAGGCAGAGCAAATATATTCAACGGTAAGCACAAAGGTGATAAAGCAGGTAGTTTACATAAGACAGGTTATTACCAAGTTTCTTTGTGTGGCAAGAAACATAAACTTCATCGTTTAATATGGGCTTTGTTTAATGGCGAAATGCCAACAAAAACGATAGACCATATCAATCGAAATAAAGCAGATAATAGGATTGAGAATCTGCGACATGTAACACAGCAAGAAAATTGCCAAAATATGTCAGCAAGAAATAACGGTAAAATATCAGGTGTATACCTAAGAAACCAGAGAGGTTTTAAATATTGGTATGCCTCTATAGCTGTTAATGGCGTTAAAAAGCATTTAATATCAACTAAAGACTTTTTTGAGGCGGTATGCGCAAGAAAGTCGGCAGAATTAAAATACTACGGAGAATAAAATGATTAACATCGTAAACTTAGAACGTGAACCAGATAATAACGGAATTGTGATTGTGCATTGGACTGCCTCAAAAGTCGATGGTGAACTTGAAGCCAAGAGTTACGGCACAAAGTCTTTCACGCCTAATCCTGAGTCTGATGACTTCACAGCCTTTGAAGATTTAACACAAGATATTGTGGTTGGTTGGTTTAGTGCTGAAGAGACTGCACAGATTGAATCAGTGCTAGACGCAGACTTAGCGGCTCAGCAAGCGCCACAAGTAATCTCAGGGCTACCTTGGTAAAAAATTGCCAACAATGATATAATTCGACAAAGCCCTAATCAAAGGATTGAAATAATGAGTGAAGTAAGATTAGACAGGATTGAGCAGAAACTAGATAGATTAGTTGATATTGTCGAAAGCATTGCTCGCGTCGAGGAAAAGATGGCGGCTAATGATAGCAAGTTAGGCAGACTAGAGTACCGCATGGACAAAATGGAAGAAGATATTAACGAGATTGGCAAAGTCGCGCGTGAGAACTCAGGCGTTGTCAAGTTCGCAGATAAATTCTTTTGGATCATTATTGGTGCGATTGTCAGTGTTGGCGCGTATCTTATTAAGTCGAGCATAGGATAAATTATGGCAAGCTCTAAGAACTTCAAATCTGGCGAATTAAAATGCTCATGTTGCGGTGTTGAACACGTACAGCAATGGGCGTTAGATAAGTTACAGGCTATACGTGAAGAATTAGGGCGACCATTATCAGTCACTAGCGCATACCGATGCGAAAATCATCCCGTAGAGTCACAAAAGAAAAAAGCAGGTACGCATAACCAAGGTATTGCTTTTGATATATTTG